AAGTTGTCGACCTCACCAAAGGTCCTGCTGAACTGAATAAGTTTTTTGGTGAAATGAAGTATGACATAGTCTTGTTTGTCGGCGTATTGCATAAATTAAAGAGGGTCATGCCGCCGAAGGTGTTGGCTGATTTGGTTCTCAGTCTCGGTGAGCGATCTTTAAAGTATCTAGGTTGGAATGGCTACGTTGAGGATTTAGATTTCATGGATGATAATCTTACTCAACGCACGGCAGGACTTCGTCGCATTCACTTATCTGAGTTCGCCGCTCCGGGCATCGCCGCTGTTTGGAAGAGATTTTAAAATGGGATACGGCGACGACATTATTGGAACTGGCTTGGCAAGAGGCTTTGCCAAGAGAGGTTCGCTCGCAGCGTTTGGAGATGGGAAGAGGATTATCTGGGGTCCTTGGTCTGAGGAGATGTTTCGCCACAACCCGAACATAGCGCGTCCCGGTGTACATTCGTTGTCTCAGGTTGAGTGGGTTTCTCATCACAAGGGAAATCGTATGTACAATAAATCTGTGAATGGGAAATGGGTTTGGAATTATAAGTTCAAGGTGACTCCCGGAGAATTCTATTTTGATCAAAATGAAAAGAAGCTTGCTAATACTTTCCACACTGGGTTTACAGTCATAGAGCCGAACCTTCCTTGGCAGAAGAAGGTTGCCTCTAATAAGGATTGGGGCGCGGAAAATTTTGATAAAGTAAATGAGGTGTTGCAGAAATGCGGGCATCGAGTAATTCAGTTTGAGCACAATAATACAAAGAGACGATTAGCAAATGCTACGTTTCTTAAATTTAATAATTTCAGAGATGTCATTGCAGTTCTTTCTAAGGCTAGTCTATTCATAGGACATGAAGGTGGGATGCACCACGCCGCGGCTGCGGTCGGAGTTAAGGCAGTTGTCATTATGGGCGGGTTCATTCCTCCTTCTGTTATTGGTTATGACGCTCATGTCAATCTTACGGGCGGAGTTGAGGCTTGCGGAAACATAGAGCCTTGTGTTCATTGTCGCAACGCGATGAAAAAAATAACTCCGGACGAAGTCGTTGTGTCTGCAGGAAAACTAATAGAGGGAGAAGCAGCGTGAACGTAGTCAATCGGGCAAAATATGAAACGCATCTTTTGCAGAACATTTTTGAGTTTGAAGAGTTTCGAACTCTGATGCGAAAGGAAGGCGTCAAACGTTATCTTGAGATTGGTTCCAAGAATGGCGGCTCGCTATGGAGAATGGCGCAGAAGTTAGACAAGGGTTCGAGACTTGTATCGGTCGACCTCCCGCATGGCGACACTTCTTTTAAGGTGACGCTGCCCAATCTGCAAGACTGCGTTGATAGATTGAACAAAGAAGGATATGACGCGCATCTTATAGTTGGTGACAGCACTGATCCGGAGGTCGTTGAGAAGGCTCGTGTGCTCGGACCGTTTGATGTAGTCTTCATAGATGGCAATCATACTCGTCCTTTTATCGAAAAAGATTTCGCTAACTACGGACCGATGTGCCGGATGGTTGCTTTTCACGACATCAGTTATCATCGTGATGTGCGCGATACTAAGAAGCTTCCAATTGATGCTCCGGCATTTTGGGACGACATAAAGGGAAAATATCGTCACATTGAAATACGTCGTGAGCTTAAGCGGAAGGACCCGGTGTCTGGCGGAATGTGCTGGGATAACGGGATTGGTCTGCTGTGGAATTGAATATCATCACTTGGCTGTGGGGTGATAAGTATAAACCACACGACGTTTATAGGCTTGCAACTCAGGTCCATAAACATCTGAAGCTCCCGCACACCTTTACAGCTTTCTCCGACAGAGAGCATAAGCAACTACCAAATGCGCGTCTCATCAAGGATCGTGATCTGTGCGATCGTGCTTGTTTTTGCCGTCTACGGATGTTCGACCCAGACTGGCAAAGGGAAAACGGATTCATCGACTGGATTGTATCGCTCGATCTGGACTTGGTTATTACCGGATCGCTTGATGGCGTCTTCCTCCCGCGAGCTGACTTCATGATACTCAAAGGAGTAAACGCAGTTAATCCAAATCCGTTTAATGCTAGTGTGATGATGTTGCGTGCCGGAACTAACTCTGAGGTTTGGAGCGAGTTCTCGCGCGATGCGGCTTCTAAAATCGAGCAGCACGAATTCCCCGATGATCAAGGTTGGATATGGCATATGCTTCCTGACGCTTCCGGCTGGCAGGCAGGCAAGGAAGGTATCTACGGTTTTCAGAAACCCGGTTGGCCGAATGAAAAGGTTGGTTTTGCGCTACCGGACGACGCGCGCATAGTGTCATTCATCGGCAAACGTAAACCGCAGATGTACACGCAACTCGCTTGGGTGAAGAAGCACTGGGTAGAGGCCACGAGGCAATGATCGCTTGTTATGACCTCTCGCGCTATTTGGCTAGCTTTGAATTCTTCAATTGGCTAGTCATGGCGCAGGCTGATGGAGCGACCAAGATTAAATTCGACGTATCGCGACCGAAGCTTAAGAACTTTAGTCTCCATGATGTGCTTAAGCGCTTCGAGACAATTTTGCAGCCGGGTCCTGCTCTAGCTGGGTTGCCTTGTGGAGAAGGAAAAGATGACAAGAGATTTAGAATGCTTTCTTGTCAATCGTTAATTTCTTGGGTGCGTTCTGGTCGAACCTTTCGGCGTCTGGAAACTGTTAAGCCTGCCGTCTCTGGAAATGATTTCACTGTTACGATTAGGAGTAATAAAGCAGGAGCGCGTTTGCGAGATAGCAGTTCAGTTTGGCGGGAGTTTGCTAAGAGGATCGCTGCGACGGTTATTGAGGATTGGTACGATAAGTCAATTCACCTTCATGACCGAATTGCTCTTTATGCCGGAGCGAAGATGAACTTCGGCGTTTGTAATGGGCCAATTCATATGCTCTCGCTCACGTCGTATCCGGTTGCCATGTTCGTCAACAGCAGTTCGGCTCACAATTCGCAAGTTAGATGGGGGATGAAGGCAGGTGAAAAATATCCATGGATGCTGGCTAATCAAAATATGATATGGCAGGATGATAAAGACCTTAGTGCAATGCTGAGAACTTTTGACAGGATGAAGCTGTGATTGATCCGCATAAGGTTGCCCTGTTCATCCCGCCTGGATTAAGGAAGTTTAAACTCGACCTCTTTGAGAGTGTGGGAAGGAAGTTAGGTCGCGTCGTGCGCGGCGATCTTAAGAAGTTGGATGAACTTCCGGCTGATATAGTTCCTGTGATAGGGTGCACTCCAGCTCTTAGGAAGCTTTACGAGAAGTGGAAGACGACTGGACGTAAATTTATATATTGGGACCGTGGATACTTAAGACGAGTTTTTGCTACATGGCTTCCGAATGGAAATGATTTGGGTGTTCCTCGCGGTTATTATAGATGGCACATCAATTGTCCGCAGATGCAAGAGGTTTACGAAGTTCCTGATGATCGTTGGAAGTTTCTTAAGTTGGATAGTAATGTCAAGCCGTGGCGCATGAATGGAAAGCATATTGTGATAGCCGATACACTTCCAGATTATTGGAATTTGTTTGCTGACACAGGATGGGCGCATAGAACTGCTGACGAGCTTCGCAAGTTTACGGACAGGCCAATCATCATAAGGCATAAAGAGAGTAAGACGCCTTTGCACGTCGAACTAGAAGGTGCTCACTGCCTCGTCACTCATGGAAGTATAGCAGCAGTCGAGGCTGTTGTTATGGGCCATCCTGTTTTTGTCGATAAGATGAGCGCCGCTGCGCTCGTTGGTCAAACGGATTTTAGCAAGATTGAAGAGCCAATTTATCCGGAGAGAGAAAAGTGGCTCCACTCTCTTGCTTACTGTCAGTTCAGCGAGAAGGAGCTTGTCGATGGAACGCTTTGGAGGTTGATTAGATGAGCATAAGGCAGACTGGCAAACTTGATAGTCGCGTAACAATTCAGCGCAAACAAACTAGCCAGTCGAACTCCGGTGCGACTATCGAAACTTGGCAGGACCTCGCAACACGCTGGGCTGACGTCAGGCCATTGACCGGAGCAGAGCGGTTGCAAGGTGAGAGCGTTACTGCAAAAGATCAAGTGCAAATTAAACTCCGATGGGACGCGAGCATTGCGGACCTAAGTCCGCTCGACCGTATAATCATCCCATCATCCGCGTCGTCTAGTCCGACAGATGTAGATATTTACAACATTGTGCAAGCTTCTATGGTTGATCGCAACGAAGACTTTCTCATAATAGCTTACAGGTTTACGAATGCTGGCTGACCTCCGACCAGGATTGAGAACGTATTTGCTCGGAAGCTCCGAGATTGCCGCGATGGTTTCTGGTCGCGTCTTTCCTGTGAGGATGAGTGAAGGCAATCGTCTGGATTGCGTCGTTTTTATTCGGGTGCTTGATAATGAGAGCTATACGATGCAAGCTCCGTCGCACCTGATTGGCTCTCGCTTTCAGATTGACTCTTGGTCGCAGGATCAAGATCGTGCGGCGCGGCTCGGTGACCTCGTTAAGGAAAGACTTGGTGGCGCCAGCGGAGTTTGGCCTTATGGGGCCAGCTCTCCAACAGATGTTGTAATTGTTCAAGGCGTCTTCTTGCAAACCGGCTTCGAAGATTACGATGAGGAAGCTCAGCTCTACCGGGTTAGTCGCGACTTCATTATTTGGTATGAGGATGCGTGATGCCGGTTGTGACTATGAAGGTAGAGGGATTTAAGGAGCTGGAGGCAGCGCTTAAGGAGCTGCCGAAGGCGACCGCGCGTAACTGTATTCGACGGTCATTGATACAAGCAGCAGCTCCGATTGTCGCAGCGGCAAAGGCCAATGCTCCTGCAAGGCCGGGTTCAGGAAGACTGCGCGAGGCAATCTTTCTGACCAAGCCGCGCTTTACTAAAGGTGATGCAGGCAAAGCAGCGTATGCCGAAGCTCTCCGTTCAGGGAAGTCGAAGGGAGAAGCACGAGAAGCTTTGATCTCAGCCAATGCGGCTGCGGAGGGTGGCGGTGACGATATAACGAGCGGCGTAGCGAAGATTGCCATAGATTATACCAAGGCGCACTACGCTCACTTCGTTGAGTTTGGCACCGTGAAAGCTTCGCCAAAACCTTTTATGCGACCAGCATGGGAGCAGGGAAAGAATAAAGCTTTGGAAGATATCAAGAGCGTTCTAAAAGACGAGATTGATAAGGCTGTTAAGCGTATCGCGAAGAAGAAGGCGCGTGCTGTTTAAGTTTCAACCAAGAGGAAAGGCAAAACTAAAATGACCAATGCGATGATTGGCTATCAAACGCAGGTCTTCGTGTCCGACGCCAACTCGCCTGGTGTCTTCACGCAGATTGCTGAAGTGATCGAAGTGACTCCGCCGAATGCGCAGGCGGATGACGTAGACGCGACACATATGTTGTCGCCAAACCGGACACGAGAATACATCACTGGTTTGATCGAACCTGGTGAAGCGTCGTTCGGCATGAACCGTGTTCCCGGTGGCACCACCGAACTCGCACTACAGGCACTGCAGACTTCCGGTGCTACACGTCTGTGGAGGTTCGTCTGGCCAAATAATACGATGTGGGAGTTCTCTGCCTACGTGAAAGGCTACGAGACCTCCGCGCCGATTGATGATCGCCTCACTGCGACCTGTACGCTTAAGGTTGCTGGTGCGACCACCGTGACAATTGGCTCGCCAACTCCTCCATAGAGTGAAAATCAAATTAACAAAGGGAGATGTGTAATGTCAAACCCAATCAAGGGTGAAGTCACTTTTGAGTCTGGCGGTAAAGAGTACAAATTCAAGTTCGGAATAAATGCGCAGGTCATTCTTGAAGAACGAGCGAAGATGACTGCGCCTCAGTTCATGAATAAGATCAGCCAGGAAAAGTTCGGCGCAGCGGACCTGCGCCTGCTTTTCTACGCTGGCTTGCATGGACACCACGAGCTGTCGGAGACTGAGGTTGGAAATCTTATTGATGACCTCGGGACTGAGCGATGCACTGAGATATTCCTAAAGGCAGTTGGAATGGCTGCGCCGCGAGGGAACGGCGCGGCAGGCCGCCCTACGATCCCCGGCTTGACCGGGGAACAGATTGGGGCGACCTCCTCAAGCGCTGGCTGATGCTCGGTTATGATCACACGTCGTTCTGGGAGCAAACTCCTCGCACGATTGAGATCACATTTGATGCTTGGTCCGAACTACAGGCGAAGGAGCATAATGAACGAGCTTGGGTTGCGTGGCACACCGCTGCGCTTCCTAGGCAAAAGCGTATGTCGCCTTTGAGAAGTCTTATGGTCAACAAGAGCCACTTCGTAAGCAGACCAGCAACGCATGAAGAGCAAATTGCTGGACTGGTTCGTTGGGTTCAAGCGACTGGAGGAACGGTGAAGAATGGCTGACAGCGTCATTGGCTCACTGAGAGCAATACTGCAACTCGACACCGCTGCTTTCGCTAGCGGCGCGAAGGAGGCTGAAACTTCTCTTGGGAAGTTGGAAGCTGCTTTTGCGTCGACAGCAAAGAAGCTTGCTGTTGGCCTCGGAGCTGCTGCCATTGCTAAGCAGTTCTCTGAAGGCATCAAAGGCATGATTGATAAAGCCGATGAGCTGGGGAAGGCAGCTCAGAAATTTGGCGTTCCTGTAGAGGCTCTTTCGGCGTTGAAGTATGCGGCGGACTTGGCTGATGTTTCGTTTGAGTCACTTGGAAAGGGTCTTGGCAAATTATCGAAAGCCATGTTGGATGGCTTGGTTAATCCGGGAAGTGAGGCTGCGAAAACTTTTAAGGCTCTCGGTGTTTCGGTTAATGACGGAACAGGAAAGCTGCGAGCGACTGAGGATGTATTTGGTGACATAGCAGAGAAGTTTTCTAAGCTGGAAGATGGAGCGGGCAAGACTGCTCTTGCTATTCGCGTGTTTGGTAAGGGTGGAGCGGAACTTATTCCGCTTCTCAATGAAGGGCGCGACGGTATTAAGAAGCTGACTGACGAGGCAGCTACTCTTGGTATTGTTATTTCAGGCAAGACTGCGAACGGTGCGCAGGAGTTCAATGACACTCTTAAGCGCATAAGCACCATCTCTCAGGCATTTTATTTGCAGGCTGCTGAACAGCTTCTTCCTGTATTGCAGCGGCTCGCTGATATGTTCTTGGAGTCAAAGAAAAATGGAACAGTTCTAAAGGACCTTCTTGGAAACCTAATTACACAGGCTGACCTAGATGAGGTCACGAGATATGCTCAGTACTGGGAAAACTTCGCTCGCATTTGGTCTGCCATCTTAGCATTTCCGTCCGTCTCTTGGACGAAGGGATTGAGTGCTGGACTTAAGTCACTCGATGATGCGCTGGCTGAGAACCAGAATAAATTGTCGATGATGAACGACAAGCTGAAAGGGACGTGGGACCCTATCGGCGTCACCGGCGATGCGCTTGTCGGTCTCGGCAACAAGGGAAAGAAAACTTTTGATGACCTAGACCTCGGAGCGTTGAAGGTCAGGGATTCATTCACGAAATGGCTGGACAGCACAAAGCGTCAGGCTGATGCGCAGATCGTTGCGAATAAGACGATTGATCAAGCGACAGGTTTTGCAGAGCGATATAAATTTATCACAGAAGCTTTGCAGAAGGCGAAAGATGATCAGGTCACGGTTGAGGGAAAGGTTAAGACTGCGATTGATGAGACTGCCGCCTCAATACAATTGCTGGCGCAATCTGCAGAGCTGAAATCTTTTATTGAACAGGGAAAGTCGGATTGGGACCAATATGTTGAAAAGATTGAGAAGGTAAAAGCGTCGATTGCAACATTCCCAGATGAGGCTGCTAAGCTGGCGAAATCGCTGGCTAAGATTCAACAGGACATGAACAACAATATCGCTGGTTCGCTAGCCACAGCGGTCGGCGGGTTCGCGCAACTACTCACCGTTGCTGCAGGAAAGAATAAGCAGCTATTCCAAATCGCCAAAGCTTTCGCTATCGCTGAAGCTGTCATCAATACTTATAAGGCAGCGAACCAAGCTTTGGCTGCTCCTCCGGGTCCGCCGTTTTCGTACATCTATGTCGCTGGCGCTATCGCCGCAGGCCTTGCTAACGTAATTAAAATTCAACAACAACAGCCACCATCGGCAGCGGCAGGCGGTTCGTTCCGCGTTCCCGGCGGCATGATGGGTGTCGATACACGCACGGTCTCGATGAACTTAGCTCCCGGTGAATTAGTCGAGGTGACACCGGCTAACAAGGCAGGCGGGAGCGGTGACAGAACTCTTCTCATCCCGTCGATTAGTCCGAAAGA